ATGGACTTCATCTCCAAATACACAACCCATAGTCTCGAACCATTCCTTCGGAAACTTGTAGATGGACTGCCATGTAGATATGATGATAGGTTTGTCGGTAGTCTTGTCTTTACCACTGTAGATACGATGAACATTTTCCTTTACATCATACCCATAATCCTCGAAGTCTTTGTACATCTGTTCTACCAGACTTGTTGTCGGAACAACAATCAGAACCTGTTTATCGAAGTTGTCCACAAAGTTTGTTACGCAGTCAAGATACCATCGTAGTAGGTTGTAGATGATAAACGACTTACCGCTACCTGTAGGGGACAACAGGACAGCCCGTTTCTTCTCTATACCGTGGGTGACAGCATCGTACTGGTAGTCGCGTAGATCAAAGGGTAGATCCAGTTCACTCTGGAACTTGACTAGATTCTGATGTGCGACATGGTTAGTCTGTGCGGGGTGTCCGTAATCAGTCTCCTGTAACTGGAGAGGGTACATACGATCAGAGCAGAACTTCTTGAGGTGTTCGTACAGACCAGTGTTTAGTTCACGTGTGATCTGATTGAACAGTTTGATTTTACCGTCCCACTTTCTTGATTTGAAAGCAGGCATGAACTTATGGCCAGGCACAAAGAACGAGAAGTAGTCTCTCAGTTCTTGGAGTTGGTGCTGGTTACAATCAACCAGCATCATCGAATGGTCTTTCAGACCGACTGTTATGGTATTAGGTAGACTCATGCATGTATATATGCTCTACGCACCAGCCTCAAACTGCCTCCATCTGATCATGTTACCAATCGTCTGGTGTCTCCAGTTTAGATTGTTCACGATCTCGGTGAGAGTTTCTACCGTGGTCTTCAGGTATTGCACACGCATCTCAGAGTCCTGAATATCCTTATCAGAGTCGTAGTAGTACTCTTTGAAGTTCTTGGTGGTGGCACTCAGTCCATCATATGGATCATATGCCCACCCACGAGACTCAATGTCTGCCTGAGACATCTTGCCTTCGTAGTAGAGGTACTTATCCTTGAGTAGAGTCTTCTGGTCAAACTCCGCCTTCTTGAGACGGAGCTTGGTCAGAGAAAGGTATTCGAGATACTTCGAGTGTAACGCAGGGGTCACACGCGAAGTCTCGTCAAGTTGATGTTTCGCGATCTGCGAATCATCTTTCCATTCAGCAAGAATTGATTCTAAATCAATCATTCATGTATTCTTCATATGATACAAGTTCACCATACTCATACTTAGCCTTCTGAAAATCAGTCTGAAGTTGTGGAATGATACCAATGATTTCAAACGCTGGTTTAGTCGGGGTGATTGTGATACCACCAACGGAATTTCCAACGGCAGAGAACATATCTATATGTAATTTGTTCACGCCTTTTACAAACTCTTTGACTTTTTCACGCGCCTTATCTTTATGAGAATCATTGACATAAAGAATTACTTGCGATGGGCGACCAGATGCTAGTGCTGGTATGTGCCAACGAGTAAAGAACTGCTCATCACGATTACCACCACACATAAGCAATGGAATTTTATCACCTTCAATATCATAAGCCAACTTAGTTGCTACTAGCAACCATTTAATCCACTCATCACGCTCTTTGACACGGACGAGAGAGTCTGGAGTTGAACTCAATCTGATAGCATTTTGACAAATGCGAGTAAGCATACCATTACTATTTGAGTAATAGTCATTAAGCGAATACTGCTTAATCGACCATTGTAAGACATCATCAATATCACGATGAACATATCCTTGTAAAATATCTTCGACTAGAGCAACGGTGAAGTCGTTTGAATCCGCCCGTTTAGAATAGAGGTGACGAGTATTCTCACCCATTGCAGCCTGTCGTTGTTCCGCCAGGTTATCAGGGTTGTGAAAAGCAAATTTCGCAACAGGCATCCACTCTTCACCCAAGTTATACATGGTTTTTGCACGAGTTCGACCATCAGCAAGACTTGCTATATCTACATTTTCTATAGGCGGGAATATCTCAGTGAGAAACCCTTTGGCCTTGAGATCAGAACCTAAAGTCTCGTCTGCGTTAGGTGTTCCTCCTGCACGAACACCTAGATTGTCATCATCGTCGATGTGGTCTGCGGTTCGTACCCAATCAAACCCAATAAATGTTGCATTAGGGATTTGCTTAGTACATTCTCCTGAACCTTTAACGATAAAGTTTTGTTCGTAGTCACTGAGAGATAATTTACGGCCTAGCACCGTTCTAGTTTTAATGGACATAATGTCCTCCTTTTTTTCGTATTTAATACAGTTTGTGTAATCAACTTATACTAAGTAAATTCTGATTACGTTATTATATATAGTCGTGATTAGTTAAGTTATTTGATGGCGACTGCACCAACAAATTGGAAGTTTTGCCAGAATGGCTGTATTGTCCTGAAACCAGCATCATAGAGCATAGATTGAATCTCGCCCCATGTGTTTGGTTTTAGCATATTACGAAGAGTTACTTCCTTCTCCATAATATCCTTCTCATCAAAATATTTACGTTTATGGTCATAAAACATAAATGTCATGATATCTTGGGTCTTTGCATCACTAGCATAGGTCTTCTCTCCGAAGATGAATGCACCACCTTCACGGAGTGCATTATATATGTTCTCAATAACATACTGTCGATCACTCATCGGCATGAACTGAAGAGTGAACAGTGATGTGACCAGAGAGGCATTGACCATGTCAAAGTTACGAATATCCTCATGAAGCAGAGATAGGTTTTCCATAGATGCCTCAGTTTCACGCATCTCGTTGACAAACCCATCAGCAATCTCTATACCAACATAGGAGGCACTGGGGGCAAACTCATTGTTCTGTTCTGCCATTGCCTTCAGGGTCTTACCTGTTGAGCAACCGATATCATAGACATTTGTATCGTTCTCAACAAAGTAACGCGACATGTTAACCACATCGTCATGTAGTGATCCGTAGTTACGGATAGACTGCTCAATGTGGGTATCAAACCCCTCTGCACGATGAGCGAATGTAAAATCAGGCACTTATTTTCTCCAAGATATTTTCGTTTACTGTTTCAGCAATCTGTTTGAGAACCCACGGTGTGACCATACGACCAATGCGTTCTGCTTTCTGATTCCAAGTACCCGTCAGTTTATAGTCATCGGGTAGAGCCATTATACGCTTTAATTCACCAATTGTCAACTTTCTTTGTTCAGAAAAGTGCACTGCTCCTGCGGTCTTTGCTTGATTACCCATAGCAGTCTGTGTCGGTGCAGGTTTGAAACGTGATGATCGTTTGACATTGAAGTGTGACTTACCCGTAGGATGATAGTCATATCCGTCAAGGTTCTTCTCAGGATCATCTGGCATATTGATACTGGTCATCTTATAGTATGAGGTTTCTTTCCATTGGTCAATCAACCACTGACGTTCTTCTTCATCATACTCCAGACCCTCAAGTGCATCACCTAGTGGTAGTTGTTCTTTCAGTTTGTCTGGGTATACCATACTGTGTAGGTTGAGGAAGTTGATACCAATGTTGTCACAGATGTCATTACGGACTGCGACAAAGAATACCCGTGCACGAGTCTGCGCGACACCGTAGTAACGAGAATCTAGGATCTCATAGGTTACACTGTAATCAATGGCCTCGAAGGTATTGAGTATCTTGTTCATATACTTCTTTGCTTCGGCAATGGTCAGACCCTTGACATTCTCGGCAATGATGACCTTTGGTCTGATCTCATCTGCGACACGCAGAAACTCAAAGAATAGGTCTTCTATGTTATCAACAATCTTGCCGTCAGAGTAGTTCTTGGTCTTACCAAACCCATCAAAGTGATTACCCTTATCAGTGAAGGCAGAACCGGACACAGAGAATGCAGAGCATGGAGGGGAACCATCAAGGATATCCAACTCACCCACCTCAAGACCCGTAGCATCAAGGAAGTCCTTGCCAGTCAGTGTCTTGATATCATCAGGGATTATGTGTGTCATCGGATAGTTTTCGCGGTAGGTATTACACGCTTCTTCAACGAACTCGTTGACGCATAACACTTCGCCACCAGCAAGACGATACCCAGTAGATGAACCACCACCACCAGCAAAAGTAGATATGACTTTGAATTTTTTCTGAGCAGATGCGTCCATCACATCTTTCATGGTGTAGGGTTTGAACATATAATTACCAAATTGTTTCTAATACTATACAGTATATAGCGTAGAAAGTCAAGTCATTTTTTAGACTATTTCAAACTGGGCGAACCTAAATGATGCGTTGAAGGTCAAGTACTGAGTGTCACCCGTAGTGGATTGAAACTCAATGGCACCCAGTCCAGTGGGTACACAGTCCTTGTATCGGATCTTCTGGGCCGTGTTGTTATGACTAGTCAATACTGCCAAGGTTATGTCAGCATATGTGGGTTTCTTGGTGTCTCGTTGTCCAGCAGACACCTGACCCTCATTAGTGATACGAATCATCCAGTCGTACATCTCACGATAGGATGTCATGTTCTCGTCAAGTAAGATGTCAAAGGACACCTCAGAGTAGGTGATCTTGTCACCCGCCAATGGCACAGAAGTTATCCTACGAGTAGGCAACTCCAACGGACTCAGAGTAGCGCCTGGGTGTGACACAGTCTGTGCAAAGTACTCCAAGTTGGGGTATCGCGTTCTATCAATGATCACACGAAACCCCGTAGGTTGGAGGTAGTTTAGATTGGTTGTCAGTTCTTCATCGAGTAACTGAACTTTAGAATCTACTGGCATGAGAACCTCTTATAGAATATACTTCTATTTATAAGAGATTCGGCGGTTGTTTCTGCATGTTATCAACTAACTCAGTCATTACACGAGCCCAGTATTTCTGACCCCACTCGGACTTACATCGCTTCTTTGCGTTGTAAGCATTCGTGATCAACCGTTTATAATCATATTCCATTA